CCCGTCTTTAGTTATCTTGAGAAAAGAGCTATCTGCCTTGAGCTTGGGCTTAACTTTAGTCTTCTTGTTCACATATTCGAGAACTTTTTCTGCATCGCAATAATTACCTGCAACGCCGAGCCATCCGCCGTCTATGGGAAAAACCTTTTCTTCAAAGTACTTAATACCTGAAACAGTATCAGTGAACTGACTATCTGACACGAGAACCTTATTACTCCAGTCACCGATTATTGTCGTCATTTCTGTAGTACCTGTCGTTTGGGTTTTTAAGCATTGATTTAATAAGCTCGTCCACAGTAAAGAAGTATTGAATAACTTTCATGCCGTTGTGCTGCATGATTGTGAAGCTCACTTTGTAGCCATCATATATAGACCGACGTTGGCACCCGCATAACAAATGTAGCAAATACACATAGGCAAATTACCTTTAAGCCCCTGCTCAACAGCTATGTAAGCGTAGATAACGCCCACAACAATAATCAGATTAGAGCTCATAGCCCCATGCTACTCCCTTGATATTGCAGATTTTTTACAAAATATATTTTTTGAAATGGGGTTTTATTTTGTGACGGGGGGTGTTTCTATATCTCGAACGCACAAATCCGCAGTCAAAAAACTTAGGGGGGTTAGGGTATACACCTAGAAAAACAAGATGATTTGGAAAAGTGTGGAGTTATTTGTGTAGATCATGGTGTATAGAGAAGCGGGGGTCCCTTGCTGAGAATTCGGGGGGTGGGGGTCGACGGCTTCGCGCCCAAAACTTGACTTATGGGGTAGGTATCGGCTATCTAATATACATGGTAGGCAATCAAGCAAACCATATGACTAACTACAAGGAGATCAGTCATGAATACAGTAAACCGCATTGCAGAGTCAATAGTATATGGCAAACCCGCTAAGACCTATGAGTTATTAGGCACGCTCACTATATCTATCTCATTGGCTATCCCGCCAATTAGTGGGCACTCTCGTACTAAATCAGTCACGCTAGCAACATGGCGTGGTGTTAAGCGGGAACAATGCCAAACATTAGTGGCTAAGTTCTACCACGCTAATGATGAATACAACTTCAAGGAAGGCATAGTCACTGCTAAGTGGCAGGTAGTTGAGTATATCTAACCAACACGAGGGGCTTCGCGCCCCTCACTAATCAAGGAGAAGTCATGTTTACATTTAAATCATTAATGTTCTTAATGTTTGTCAATACAGTTGCATTCTGTTTCTTTGTGACTTACGCATGGGAACAAGGCGGTCTACTGTATATCGTAGGCACTATCGCCTCAACTGTTGGTATTACTTTATTAATGTGCGCTGAAGGAGAAATAGAATGACTCAACTAGAACTATTTCCAGCAATGGATGAAGTGCGCTTTGCAATGAGCTTTACCTCTGCAGAGTTTGGTAAGTTAAGAGTATCAATACCTAAACCAGCATTCGATAGGATCAACTACCTACGCCAAACAGTACATCGTTGGAATGCTGAGACTGACATGGCAGATCGTAGATATAGATCAGCTTTATACGAACTTGGTATTGACTGGTAATTCCTTGTAGTACTTAGCCAACCCTTCGGGGCTGGCTATTTTTTTGCCCCTTTGAAACCAGTTATTTGTTCTCGAGCACCTCTAGGCGCGTGCGTGGCGGACGTTATATAGCGTTCCACTTACCCGTGAAACCTTGCATAGTGGGCTTGTTATCGGCTATCTAATATGTACGGTTAGACAATCCCGTTTAATCGTGTAGTTCTTAATTTTATTAGGAGAAGTCATCATGGCTAAATCTAGCCCTGCATTACCCGTAGTAGATCAGTTCACCATCACCAGCATTAAAGATGGTGCGTATAAACAGGCGGTTGCTAGTGACCGTATGCGTGGTGTTGCTAAGTTCGTTTTAGAACACAGCAAGGGTTTCCCCGAGACTGTGCAGGACGAAGTAAAAGAGCAACTGTATGACGGTTATCGTTTACGTTTTAACGAAGTAAACCCGCCCGTGCAGTACGCAATTATCAACGATCACTATGTACTAGTGAACACCCCCGAACTCGCAGAGTCCCGTGAGAAGGTCAATATTGGGGTTGATTATGCGTTTAGTTTCACTCAGCAACAGTTCGGGAAGATGAAGAACGAAAACCCCTATCTCCATGCCATCATCAAGGACTGGCGGGATAGAGTGAATAATTACTGCTCTAACCGACTCGCTGATCTAAAGCGCCAAGCCCGTGCCATTCAAAACGAGGGTAAAACCCGTGAACGTGGTGCTACTGCGGACTTCGCAAAACGTATTCAGGACGTGTTCTCTGATCTAGCGGATAAGTGCAAAAACGCACAAGCCCGTGGCGATGAGACTGCGGACTCAAAACGGTTCGCTACTGCCCGTGCCGCATTTATGACCGCATGGTCTAAGTAAGTATTCGGGGATACTGTATCCCCCTAACCCTGCCCTGCCAGTCCTAGACTGGTGGGGCTTTTTTTCGTCCCGCTAATTTGAAACCAGTTATTTGTTCTCGCGCGCGTCTGAGTCCGTTTCGCTATTTAGGATTCCACTACCCCATGGAAACTTGATTAACAGGCTTGATATCAGCTATTAATATTCTATGGGATGCAATTCCGCGCCCATAATTCAAATGGAGGACATATGTCCAAATCAGTAGAAATCACATCTTTAAAAGATGCATCGTATCAAGGCTGTATCAGTTCAGAGCGTAGTACCACCATCGGTAAGTTCATTCATACCAAATGCCCATCGTTTTTGGAATCCATACCCGATGAGATTAAGGCTGAGATTGAGGCTGGGCAAATGCTTAGATTCAATGAATTGCGCCCAGCCCAGTTTTATACCGATGGCTGGATTCCATGTGAGCCTGACACCAAAGGGGCGCGCAAGGTGGACATCAATGTGGTAATGGCTCACTCCCAGCAAGAGTTTGGTAGGTTTCGTAATGAAGAGCCTGTCAAGCATGGGATTCATAAGGCATGGCGCGATGATTGGAGCGATTACAAATCCAACCGTACCAAGGATTTAAAACGCTATGTCAAAGCCTACCTTGACGGGTTGGCTGGGAAAAAACGAGAGCGTGCCAGCACTAAGGATTTCGCGGTATGGCTCAAAGAGGATTTGTTGCCCAGTATCAAAGCAAGGGCAAAGACAGCCAAGGCAAGAGGCGATGCAACAGTGGATGATGCGGTAGTCAACGCAATCGCCAAGGCAGTCAAGTAGGACTAGGGGGGAGGCGAAAGCCTCCCCTTTTTTCGCCCAGCGAATTTGAAGCCAGTTCTTAGTTCTCGAGCGCGTGCGTGGGCAAGCCCGCTATTTAGCGTTCCACGGTCTAGTGGAATTTAAACTAGGCATCATTTAATTTTATTCTAAATGACACAGCAAACCCAGTAAAACCAAAAAATTCCAAGTTTTGGGCGCGGAGTCGTGTGTTCGACAAAAAAATTCCAAATTTGAAAACCGAATTTGGAACACGAATTTACAATGTATTCAAGGACTTACAAGCGAAATTCCAAAATTCCAATTTTTTCCAGCAGGAGACGGGGGGTAAATGAAAAAAGCTGTGAGAGCAAGGCTTGTTTTCCCAGTGCAAAGTAGAAAACGAATTTTTTACAGGAGGGGGGTATCATCCTAAAATTTATTGGAATTTTGGAATTTTTATATATATATATATTTATTATTACTACTACTACTACTACCTATAAGGCTCTCAGGGCGATTTACCTCACTTAAAAAAATTCCAAAAGCACTTTTTCATTTTGGAATTTTACTGGAATTTTTTAGCCATTTTGGAATTTTTCTGTCCGACCCCGCTAAATAGCATCAACCCATCGCCAAAAAAAGTCATACAAGACACTTGTTTGAAATGTCAAGTTGTGGTATACTTATGTCAGTGGGGAGAGCAATCTTAGAACTTCACTACATAGCGTTCCACGGTGTCGTGGAATTCATTTTGTTTCTAATCAAGGAGAAGTCATGAGTAATGCAGAAGAACTCGAAGTACAGATATTTAACCCCGTTCTAAACGAAGGACTGTATTTGGCGCAGGACTTGGCGCATCCCGATACGCAAGAGGTGATGTATCGCAGAGGGGAATTATTAACTGTCCATGTCCTAGTGGATTTATTAACAGTCGGCTACGAATTTATACCAACAATGAAAGAAGGGGTTTAATCATGGGCAAACTAAAAAACTCAATCATCACAGAGCAAGAGCAGTTGGACAGTCGTCTGTACCCAAAGGCGGCAAATAAAGATCCACGCGGTAGTGGACTGAATGTTTGCGGTATCGACTTATCAGACGAAGAGCTGGCAACCCTCGACAAGGAGTTCAACGCATGGCTCGACGCATACGAACAATCATTTGGAGATCACCTATGACTATCAATCTTGACGCGTGGCTCGACCACGAATGGGCGAAAGCCTGTGAAGCAGACGACGCTGAGGAAGGCATGATTCAGTACTGGGGTGAGCGTTGCCCCGAGTACAACAGTCAATGCCCGACTTGCAAAGCATGGAAAGAATTTGACAAATCAGGGGAGATACTCAAATCATGATTGATGAAACTTATGAACCACAGTGCAAGTTATGCGGGTGTGGCTACTCTGCAGAACGGTTAGCCATCGGCTATGCGATTTGTATGCCATGCGGTGATGACCTCGCAAGTAAGGTAGTACGCACAGTTGCGCCAATGCACAAGTCAAACTATATGCTGATTACGGACAGGGCTGACTTGGTGGGACTTAACAACAAAGGGGGGCTAGTCAAGTGAAGAACCTAGTCGATAGGATTAAAGAAGTAATAGCATTTATAGAGAAGGTACAGGCTGAGGATAGGGAAATGACTAAGGCTGAAAAAGCAAAAGTCAAAAAAGTATTGCTATCCATAGCAGAGCAAAGACTAAAAGAACTGGGGTGGAAATGAAAGTAATCAAGTTATACCGCAAGCCCGACAAGCCTGAGTTCTACAAGCTTGTGCGTAGCGATGCGCATAGCGTATTGGTTAATTACCCGATAGATGTGCCGAACCGCAAGCGTCAGTCGAGGTGGTTTTACATGGATGAGGTGTACGTGGACTGGGTTAGGACTTTTGTTGGCGACGACGTAAGCTAAGAAAGTCACACATCACCATTGACTCAAATGTAAAGTTATGTTATACTTATGAAACTGGGGGAGGAAATATTATGGATAACTTTTTTGGTAAGTGTTTAGTGTATTTTGCGTTAGTTTATTTAGCTATCCACGTGGTAGTGGATTTCGGATTTTTCGAGCATCTTTTATTTTTGAAGTAAATCAACCAAGGAGAAGTGTATGAACATGGAATTAACCAAACCCGACCACCTGATTAGCCTTGCTAGTTCGGCAGTCTTAGTAAGCGTAGACATCAGCGTGTGGTCAGCAACCAAGCAAGACCGTGGTATCAGTGATGAGGTTACTACCTCAAAGAATGCTGATAAGTCCGCGGGCAGGTATGTTAAGAATCTGTTGGCTAACCATCCCAAGCATAAGGCGGTGGTGAACTATCGGCAGACCATATACAACTGGCTTCAACGGCGCACCTACCGTTGGAATCAATCCCAAAATCTGTTGCCATCAGTCGATGTGCCCAAGTTCAAGCAAGAGTATCACGAGCACGAAATAGCGTTCCATGCCCTCGTGGATGAATTAATTACGCAATACGATTCAATCGTGTCCGACATGGCTTTCAAGCAAGGGACTATGTTCAACCGTAACGATTACCCAGTCAAGGAGCAAGTCGCTGGTAAGTTCAGTCTTAACCTTTATGTGTCCGAAGTGCCGATGAATGATTTTCGCTGTGGCATAGCGCAAGACATCGCTGAAGACCTTTTTACTACATTGTCCAAGCAAAGCGCCCGCATTATAGATTCGATTGCGCAAGAACAATCAGAGAGGATGGTCGAGGTCATGGAGAGTATCAGCCATTGTTGCGGATTCGATGAAGTAAGAAATACCATGCCACAGGGTCATGACGAAGTGTCTTACAAACGCAGAAAGATTTACGACACGACGATTCAGAAAGCACTAGAAATGTGCGAAAGTTTTAAGCGATTTAATCTTAAGAATGATTCCGAGCTGGAGCAAGCACGTGCGTCACTAGAAAAAGTCCTAAGCGGTGTGAAGGCAGAGGACATCCGTGATAGCGATGCGGTGCGCAACCATGTGAAGGAAGGGATAGACGACATTCTGTCCAAGTTCGGTAGTTTCAGTTCCACCATCTGATGTAACACTAATTAACCACAAGGAGAAGTAGAATCATGAGCAAACTCAATTTCAGAAACACAATGTCAATCAAAGAACTACGGAATGACATTCCCCTAAATGGTTCATCACTGACGTATATCGTTCAAAGCGAGCCGGGTTGTGGCAAGACCTCTCTGTTAACTATGATGGAGCAAGACCACGGCGACAAGTATGACTACATTTATGTAGACTGTCCTGTCAAAGATATGCAAGACATCGGTATGACTATTCCCAACCATGCCTCGAAGTCGCTTGAGTATTACGTGTCATCGCTGTTCAAGCTGGACTCACCAAAGCCTAAGATTATCTTACTCGACGAGTTCATGAAGTCACCGAAGTTGTTGCAAGTAATCTTTACCCGACTGATGCTCGAGAGAATGGTAGGTGACGTTCCACTACCCGATGGATCAATAGTTTTCGGCACGTCGAACAATGCAAGCGATGGGGTCGGCGATTCGATGTTGGCTCACGCTGGCAATCGGGTGTGTATCGTGTCGATGGCAAAGCCAACACCAAACGAGTGGCTAGAGTGGGCATCGGATAATGGTGTCTCTCGTATTGTCCGAGCGTTCGTGGCTATGTTTCCTCGCACATTGGCAAGTTATACCGATGGCAACCAAGAAGATAACCCATACATTTTCCAACCCAAGAAGATGCAGTTGTCATTCTGTTCTCCTCGCTCTCTTGCTAAGTGCGATGTACTGGTGAAGAACCGTGATCGTATGACCGAGAACTCGCTGATGTGTGCATTGGCTGGCACGATTGGTCAGTCGGCGGCTGGTGATATGTCAGCGTTTCTATCGCTGGAGAGAACTCTGGTCGATGTGAAGGACATCATCAAAGACCCCGATGGTATTAACGTACCCGAGGAGATTTCGGCGCAGTTGATGATTATGTTTCAAGCAGTTGATGTATTGGAAACCCAAGACGAACTAAGCAAGTTCATGAAGTTTGTCAATAAGATTCCTAGCTCAGAGGTACAGGCGGTGTTCTTCACCATGATGATGCGTAGTACCAAGTCAATCAAGTTGGCTCGCAACAATCTGCAAATCTCAGAGTGGGCTAAGAACAACCACGACTTGTTCTAATTAATTACCCACTAGGAGGTGGAACACTATGTTATCAACCGTAGCATTTTTTATTTGGTCGCTCACTCTATTCGTATTCGGGGTGGTTGTGGGCTTTTTAATATGTTTAGTTAAGGAGAAGGTATGAATAATAAACAGGAAGTGCGTCTGAAGAGAGCGCACATTGCTTTGATGAAGCACAACGAGACGGCATTGTACTCAGGTGTGATGCTCATGGGTGTTAGCGAAGTGGTCGAAGGTGCTAAGTTCACAGCGTATACCGACGGGGTCAACAAGCGTTATGCAAAACCTTTCTTGGAGACAGTTGATACTGAACCCAAGTTGCGTGGTCTGGTGTTGCATGAGAATCTTCACGTCGCATTGAAGCACATCCCTCGGGGCAAGGATATGTTTGAGGAAGATGCGCAGATTGCAAACATGGCGGCAGACTTTGTGGTCAATGACATCATCTTCAATATCAAAGGCACAGTAAGCGGCGGCAATGAACGGATTGTGCAGTTGCCTGATGGTGCATTACACGATGAGTTCTTCCGTAATTGGTCTATGCGTGAGGTCTACAACTACATCCGCAAGGAGAATCCTAAACGACCTAAAGGTAAGGGTAACGATAAGGGTGGCTCAGGTAACGAGAAAGGTGAGCAAGGCGGTCAGGGTGATGGGCAGAACAGTAATCCATTACAGGGTGGAACGCAAGATAAGATCAAAGTCAACGGCAAGGAGTATGCCGTGGGCGGTGGCGACGAGCATGACTGGCAGAACCTCGGTGAGTTGACACACGAACAAGCCAAGGAACTGAACGACAAGATCGACAAGGCATTGCGTGAAGGCGGTATGCTGGCTGGTCGAATGGGTGGCAAGATACCTCGAGCGATTGGTGACTTACTCGAACCCAAGATTGACTGGCGAGAGGCACTACGTGATTTTGTTTCATCGGCGACGAAAGGCAAAGATGAGTTCACATGGCGCAAGATGAACCGCCGTCAGTTGGCTAATGATATGTATATGCCAAGCATGGAGAACGAGACTATCGGGGAGATTGTTGTTGGCATTGACACATCAGGCTCGATTGGAAGTCACGAACTTTCTGCGTTTGCCTCAGAACTGGCATCGGTCTGTACTTTGTGCAATCCCGAGCAAGTACGCATCTTGTGGTGGGACACGCAAGTGCATGGCGAACAAGTGTTCAAGAGAGATGGCTACGAGAACATTGCGTCAGTACTGAAACCCATTGGTGGTGGCGGCACAATCGTGTCTGCAGTAAGCAAATACATCAACGAGAAAAGTATTAAGGCAGAGTGTGTGCTGATGTTCACCGACGGTTATCTCGAGTCAGACATCGAGTGGGACATCTCAGCCCCTACCTTGTGGATGATTGTGGGTAACAACGACTTCGAGCCACCAGCAGGTAAGAAAGTCATCTTCGATGCAAATGATTAATCCACGGGTACGTGGAACACTAAACAAGGAGAAGTAGATGAAAGCATTATCTTGGAACAGACTTACTGACATTACCAAAATGCAGAAACCGTATCGGGGTACGACCAACCGCTACCCCGTTGGCGATAGAAAGCACAACACGAAGAACTTTTATGTTGATGAGATCAATGGGGAGAAGGTGTATCGCGTCACCTACGGTACTTATCACGTAGAACACTTTGTAACGAAGGAAGTTCACGATGCTGAACCCGACAAGTATCATGAGCGCACATGGGAGGAAGACGAAGCAAAACGCTATTGCTTCTACGAGCCTATCCCAAATGAACTAGGCGTGGTGCGTTCGGACAATACCTTTGAGTTCACAGCAAAGCATGGCTATGGGCAAGGACATAACTCAGTGATAAGTTCATGGAGTCGAGGACTCTTCTATTGCAGTTCACGGCATGGTGGAATGGTATACAGGGACAACAGTCAAAGCCTCTTCCATCCTATCTTCAAGGGTATGCGACTAGAGATCGAGACGATGCAACCACACAAAGATAGTATCTATCAAGTGGTTGGCAAGAGAGTTAACCGCAAGGAAGGCAAAGAGTTTCTTAAGCGATACGAAGACTTCTACAAGGTCAACGAGGTCATGCTCAAAGCGATGGACTACAAGTCTTACATGGAGACAGCGTGTGACGTAATAAGTTCATTAGAGGTAGATATAAATAAGTGGCAACTGTATGAGGCAGACCGTAATAAATTAATTACGTATGCCGAGTCGTGTATCAACAGTGCGCCGCTTGATGCTGGTGTAGCGTTCGCTCTTGCCTATGACGTAAAGGATGTATGGTCGAGGGCACGTGCTTCCACAGGCACAGGGCATAACTACTATGCCCGAGAGATAGAACTAGAGTCGGTTTTTACTAACCTAAAGCGTAAGCTGAACAACGAGTTGTATCGTAAGAATCCGACAGTTATGAATCTAGTAGAGCATCAGATGGGTAGTCTTTATCCTGCTAGTCAATGGGGTATTGACATTTATGTTAACGGCAAAGAAGTTGAACAATACTAAGGAGAAGGAAATGCAAAACAGATTAATCTATGAAGGCTTTGATTACCCTCCGTTGGCAGAGGCAATCGAGAAGTCAACAACTAAGATTCTCTTACAGGAACTAGAGTACAAGTACGGACTGAAGACAATCGCTTTCTCAGTTTCACCGTACAACAAAGACGTGCATTTCTTGGTTGCGAACCCACAAGGCTTTGCGATTGCAAATGTATGGACACACACCGAGGCTGGGGATGTAATCTATAACTATCGCTCGCCATTCTATAAGAAGGAGCGTGGCTCTGATACTGCTGACCGAGAGACTCTGCGTAGTAAGAAACTCTCAAGCCTGATGGCTACATTAAAACGCAATGATGTCATTCCACCGTCTGATGGAACACTACCTAACCACGTAGGTGAATGTTTTGCGCAGGGGACAGGGTTGCTCGACGGGCATCACGGCTCTGACTACAAACAAAGTAACCTCAGCTCAGATGACATTCATGCCTTACTCAAGAAAGTTTTTCTAGGGGTAAATCCTGATGAAAAAACTATGAGTATAAGTAAACAACTACTTGACAAATTCGATAATAAGGATAAAATAAAAGAAGTAAAGCAACAAGATTTGATACGGTTTTTTGATAGTGAGTTCATAGCGGTAGGGGCTGACAAGCTGAATCACTTGGTGATCGGCACAGTCAAACGTATACCCAAGGAAGGTAGCTATCCTAAGTTTGAAGTTGTCAAACCGTTCAAACGCTTTACAGATATACCCGAGGAGTACGAGAGTATTCGTGCGCCACTATTGATGAACAAAGTAGTAATTGATAACAAGGATAACAACACGGTGTTTTACGCAAATATCATTCCATCGTTTAGTGGATACAATCCTGACCTCGACTTGATAGGTGTACTCAAGAATCGAGTAGATGAGTTTAATTCAATGTGGGTTCTCATTCCATGCTCCACGCTAATCAACTAAGCCCGATGGTGTCGCAGTACAACTGGGACTTGTATCGTGTGCCACTACGTAGGATAGAAAACAATTACCGCATCTATGTCGCTGACTTTTTTACTCGGGATTTTGATGAGCGTACATTACCTGATGAAGTCAAAACTAAGATGGCGATGATTCTAGCTAATCCGAAACAGATCATGAAAGACGAAGATGTAAGTCTATTAGAACTGATGGCAACACCAACAGATGAGGGGTACAGGGAGATAGGTTGGCGCACAAGTGATACATACTTTATTGTTGTGCTAACGTATAGAACCTTGTGCTTATTGCGTGGAGGTATTATTGACGGAGAGACGATATGACACCCGAAGGTAAGGTGAAAGAGAAGGTTAAGAAAGTTCTCAAAGAGCAAGGAATCTATTATGTCATGCCAGCCACAGGTGGATACGGAAGTAGCGGTGCGCCTGACATTCTAGTCTGTCACAAAGGAAAGTTCTACGGTATAGAGTGCAAGGCAAACGGTGGTAAGCCGACGGCATTGCAACTAGATAACCTAGAACGCATTGAAGACAACGGCGGTATAGCGATTGTTGTTAATGAGCATAATGTTGATTCTTACATGGAGCTATATTTTAAATGAGAGCAAAAGAAGAGTATGAAAAGTGGTGCGCATTAGAACGAGCGTGGGAAGAGTCTCGGTTCGGAGTCATGCAGGAGAAGGCTTATACAACTGGCTTCAATCGTGCAATTCAACTAATGGAACAATTTCTAAAGGACAAAAAAAGTGAATGAGCAAGACCTAAGAGATTGTTTTGCGATGTTTATTGTTTGCGGTATGGTTATGAAATATAACGAAGTTGACCCAAACACGATTTGGAAGATGGCAGATGAAATGCTAGAGGCTCGCAAGCCAAAAGAGAAGTCAGGAATTATTGCAGTAAAACGTAGTCCAACCACAAGGAGAGGTAAATGAAGAAAGAAAGTAAAGCATCAAAGATAATGAAGTACATCGCATCTCACCCAAAAGCGAAGGCAAGAGACGTAGCCAAAGCACTAAAAGTGAACGTCAATAGCGTGTACCAAACCACATACTTAGCTAAGAACAAAGCTAGTCCACGCATGAAAACAATCGCAGTCAGTACGAGCAATAGAAGTTTTGCCCCAAATGCTAGGATGTCTAAAGCGTTGTTTAGTAGTCCACCCCAGCATGGAACGCAAGATAGCGTCAACCACCCACCACATTACAAAGTAGGCGGGATTGAGACGATTGATTTCATCGAGGCAAAATCTCTTGGCTATAACCTTGGTAATGTCGTCAAGTATGTTTCTAGAGCAGACTATAAAGGAAGGCTTTTAGAAGACTTGAAGAAGGCGCAGTGGTATTTAAATCGTGAAATACAAACTATGGAGAAGTTAAAATGAAAAAGCTATTCGTTGCATTTGGTATTGCCGCCGTGTGTTTTAGTGTTCAAGCACAAGTAAAGTGTGAGACTGATAGTCGCGGCAATACGTGTTGCTGGGACGTGCAAAAGTTCGGTCCGTTCAAACCTATTAGTTGTTAAGTAGTTTCTTAGGGGACAAGGTTTAGGCTTTGTTCCCTATTTTTGTATCTTTTGGTTTTGTTATTTAAGGATTTAAGTGAACCTCATTACTCTAGACTTTGAGACCTACTATGCTCAAGACTATTCGTTGACGAAATTTACTACGGAAGAATACATCCGCAGTAAGAAGTTCGAGGTGATCGGTGTCGGTGTGAAGCTAAACGATGGCATCACTGAATGGTTTTCTGGCTCACACATCGACACCCAAAAATACCTTTCCACCCTCCCGTGGAACGATTCTGCACTTCTTTGCCACAATACTTTATTCGATGGCGCAATCCTTGCGTGGCGGTTTGGCATCAAGCCGAAGCTATACCTCGATACCTTGTGCATGGGTCGGGCTACCAACGGTGTAGACGTAGGCGGCTCTCTAGCGTACCTAGCCGAGCGTTATAACTTAGGCAAGAAGGGTACGGAAGTCGTTGAGGCAAAAGGCAAAAATATAACTGGTTTCTCAAATAGCGAGCTTGCGCTATACGGCGAGTACTGCAAAAACGATGTGGAGCTAACTTATAAGCTCTTCCAAGTATTGTCGAGCGCGTTTCCCGAAGATGAATTACAACTGATAGATTTGACTCTGCGGATGTTCATTAATCCTGTTCTAGAGGTTGACGATGCGCTTTTGATTGACAGGCTGGAGGAACTCAAGCATGACAAGTTACAGTTATTAGGGACGCTCAAGGAAAAGCTAGGCTGTGACAACGAGGAGGCTGTACGCAAGAAGTTAGCAAGTAACAAACAGTTTGCTGCCGTGCTAAAAGACTTTGGCATTGAGCCGCCAATGAAAGAATCTAAGACGACTGGCAAGCAGACCTATGCGCTGGCAAAGAACGACACAGGGTTCATAGCACTAACAGAACACGAAGACCCGTTTATCCAACAACTTGCTGCCGTTCGTTTAGGAACTAAATCAACCATCGAGGAGAGTAGGATTGAGCGATTCATCGACATCGGTTCACGCAACAAAGGTAGATTACCTATTCCGCTTAAATACTACGGGGCGCATACGGGTCGTTGGGCAGGGTCGGATAAGGTTAATTTCCAAAACCTTCCGAGTCGCGACAAGAAGAAAAAAGCCCTTAAAAACGCGGTCGTTGCACCCGAAGGTTACATGGTTATCAACTGCGACTCGTCTCAAATTGAGGCACGTATACTTGCGTGGCTTTCGGGTCAGGAAGACTTGGTCAAAGAATTTGCCAACGGGGACGATGTTTACTCCATCTTTGCGTCGAAGATATACGACTACGAAGTTACAAAGAAAAATCCCGTTGAAAGGTTCGTGGGTAAGACCTGTATTCTTGGACTGGGATACGGCACTGGCGCATTAAAGTTACAGCACACGCTAAAGACTAGCCCGCCTGGCGCTGACCTTACTAAAGAAAAGTGTGACGAGATAGTTAAATTGTACAGAGACACCAACGATATGATTGTCAAACTATGGAAAGAAGGCGACAAGGCGCTAAAGACCATGGCTGACTGGCAACCCGAGACCAAGCCGTTTTCCTATGGCAAGCATAGGTGTGTGCGGGTAACTAAAGAAGGGTTTGAGTTACCTAATGGACTGTATATCCGCTACCCCGACCTTAAACTTAACACTGATGAGAGTAAAAGCGGATACGAATACAAGTCACGTAAGGGCCCCGTGTCTCTATGGGGCGGATCTATTGTGGAAAACGTAGTCCAAGCTCTTGCAAGGATTATCGTGGGCGAACAGATGCTTAAACTGACTGAGCGCTATCGACCTGTGCTGACAGTACATGATGCGGCGGTGTGCGTAGTACATGAAGATGAAGTAGACGAGGCTTGTGCTTGGATTGTCGAGGTCATGTCAACACCACCAGATTGGGCTAAAGGACTGCCCGTAGCGTGTGAAGCTCAAGTAGGGAGGAACTATGGAGAGATGGAAGAGTGGAGTCCAAAATAACCAGAAGGCAGAGTCATGCATTGCTTATAGAAGTATTAGATGAAGCACTGCGACTACTACCTCCAACAGTACCGACGTTTACTAAATTAAAGATATATGCTGAACCAACACCCAATTTACAACCAAGAAAGGTAACAAATGTTAGAGAACGTAGAAGCGATAGAAGCAAAGAAACCCGCTAAATTATTTGTAGCTACACCAATGTACGGTGGGCTATGCACAGGCGG